AACTCGACGGCCATCACCTCGAAATGACGAAGGATATGGCCGACTGTATGATCGCCGACCTGTACGATGTGAGAGACATCTTCACCGACGGAGAACTCCATATCGAAACCCGTGTGAAACTCGACTGGCCGCTCGGCGAAGGCGAGAGCGGAACCGCCGACATCAGCGGTAAAACGTGGAACGGGATCATCCGCATCGACGACTGGAAGTTCGGCAAAGGCATCAAGGTCGATGCCGAGCACAACGAGCAGATGAGCCTTTACGGCATCGGCGCGATCCTGGAGTTCTGGCCGGACGACCCGCCCGACACAAAAGTCCACCTGACGATCCGACAGCCGCGTATCCGCGACGGGAACTCCACCTGGGAGACGACCATCGGCGAACTGATGACGTGGGCCGAAGAAGTCGTCGTCCCGGCCATCGCCGAGATCAAATCAGGCACCGCTCCCTTCAATCCCGGCCCCAAGCAGTGCTACTGGTGCCCGGCGAAGAAAGGTAACATCGACCTCAACATCCCTCCGTGTGCTGCGCATGAGCAGTTTAACCTCGGGATCGCCCGGCGCATGTTCACCGATCTGGACGTGGCCTCCCTGCTCGGCGCCGAGCCGACGGAAGTGCCGACATCCAGCGTTGACCCGCACATGCGCATTTGGTTGCTCGACCATGCCGATATGTTCACCGACTGGCTGAAAGACCTCAAGGATCAAATCCACAACGATCTTGAAGCCGGTCGGGACCACATGGCGCCCGGCAAGAAACTCATCGAAGGCCGCGCCGGTCATCGCAAGTACAAAGAGAGCGAACAGGCCACGGTCGAGAAGCTGGCTAGACAACAGCTTGGCGATGGTGCATACGACGTATCTCTGAAATCTCCCGCACAGCTAGAGATAGCCATGGGGAAACCACTCTTTGACCTGCTTTTCGATGGACTCGTAGAACAGTCCCGAGGGAAGCCGATCATTGCGGACATGGGGCATCCGAAACCCGCCCTTCCATCGCTGAGGCAACAACTCGGCTCTATTCCAGAAAGTGAGTAACATGACAAATTCCGCAACCGTCGAAATCCCGGCAACCCAAGTGACCATCACCGGTCGTCTGTCGTATGCCGACATCTTCAAACCCCGCTCCTTCAAAAAAGGTGATGACGCGAACGCTCGGTACAAGACGCTCGTGCTGATCCCGAAGGACACCGAGCAGGGCAAGAAAGACTTCGCCGCTCTGAAGGCAGCTTTGGAAGCCGCGAAGAAAGAGAAGTGGGGAGACAAAATTCCCACCCTCACCCCCGACAAGCTGTGCGTGAAGGATGGCGACACGCTCGGCAAGGACGAAACGAAAGGCATGTGGGTCGTCGCCGCTTCTGACGACACCCCGCCGGTCGTTCTCGACCGCGATGGTCGCACCGAACTCACCGAGAAAGACGGCAAGGTCTATTCGGGCTCCTATGCTCGCGTGATCGTCAATCTGTGGTGCCAGGACAACGAGTACGGCAAGCGTGTCAACGCAAACCTCCGTGCCCTGCAATTCGTCGCTCACGGCGAAGCGTTCGGCAAAGGTCGCATCGATGCTCGCGCTGTCTTTGGCAGCCTGGAAGACGACGACGTGGCCGGTCTCGGCTTCGGCTCGCTCGACGAAGGCGGCGAAGAAACCGCTGGACAGAGCACTGTCGATCTGATCTAAGTAGGTCTCGCCTCCCAATCCGAGGCGTTTCCTCCCTTAGACTTCGGCCCCGGCAGAGAAACGTCAGACACTCTTGCCGGGGTCTTTTTGTCACCCCGAGCATTCCGACGCCCATGACCGACCCAATCCAATACGCTCAGACCATGCTTGACCGCATGAAGCGCCACTTCGGCGTCAGTCGCGTATTATGGCGACCCGTTCTCGATCATCCGGGGTACGAGGTGAGTTCAGCCGGAGAAGTACGAAGTGTTGATCGAATTGTGTCCACTCGAACCGGCGAACGGAATTACAAAGGAAAACTTCTAAAACCCTCTTCGGGGGCAGACGGATACCAGACAGTATGTCTGGGAAGAGGACATACCAGGCCAGTTCATCAGCTTGTGTGCGAGGCGTTCTGCGGGCCGAGGCCGCCCGGCAACGAAGCCCGGCACCTCAACGCCAACACGCAGGATAACGCAGCAGATAACATAGCGTGGGGCACGAGATCGGATAACATCCACGACAAAGCGTTCGCTGGCACTCCGCATCGCGTATTGTCGGCTGCAGATGTCAGACGCATCAGAGCCGACAGGAGCAGGGGAACGAAAATAGCAGAGCTATCAGATAAATACGGGGTCAACCAATCTTCGATTTCCGCCGTTCTGACAGGAAGGTCGTTTAGCTATGTACGGTGAGAGAGGATCATACGAAGACACAATGCTTGGTCGGATGAAGAAACATTTCGGGTGCCCCCGGATCATGTTCATCGACCTTGAGACGTTCAGCGAGTGCAACCTCGGCGACCACGGCGCGACCGTCTATGCCGAGCACCCGTCCACCGAGATTATGATGGGCGCTTACGCCTTCGACAACGGTGATGTCCTTCAGTGGGACAAATACGCCCTGTCGGTCGGCGACGTGATGACGCCCGAAGAGATACCGGAGGAAGTCCTCCGTGTACTGCGCGATGAGGATAAGGACACCCTCATCGTCGCATGGAATATGTCGTTCGAATTTGTGATCTTCAAATATCACCTCGGCATCGTCCTCCCGATTTCGCGGATCATGGACCCCATGATTAACGCTTTCTACCTGTCCTTCCCCGGCAAACTCGGAACCGTCGGCGGCCTCGTCGGGCTGCCGGAGGACAAGCAGAAGGACAAGGACGGCAAGGCTCTGATCCGCACGTTCTCCGTCCCTGCAAAGCCGACAAAACGGATGCCGGATCGCACTCGAATCTGGCCGAAGGACCAGCCCGAGAAGTACGAGAAGTACAAGCGGTACAACCGCCAGGACGTTTCAGCCATGCGGGACATCTGCTACCGGCTGATGCAATACGCCATGCCGATCCACGAGTGGGAAAGCTGGCGCCGCGACTTCGCCTTGAACGACCGGGGCATCCCCGTGAACAAATCCATGGCCGAGAACGCCTGCCGCATCTACGACTCCTATCGGGAAGAACAGACCAATCGGCTCGCCAACATCACCCGACTGAACAACCCGAACTCCGTGTCGCAGCTTCTCGAATGGCTCCAGGAATCGGGTGAATATCCGTTCGACAACCTCAAGAAATCGAGCGTCGCACGGGTACTGCGAGAGGAACACCTCATCCCGGAAGACCCGAAAGTCAAAGAGGCCCTTGAACTGCGCCGCGAGTTGGCGAAGACATCGGCCACGAAGTTCAGGAAGTTCCGGGATACAACGTCCGCAGACGGAACAATCAAGTTCGCTCTGCAATTCGGCGGCGCTCAGCGAACGCTGCGCTGGTCCGGGCGGCTCGTGCAGCCGCACAATCTCAAGAAACCGTCCGACGAACTGGCGGAGGTCATGCCTCTCCTGGCAGACATCATCGAGCATTGCGACGCCACCACGCTTGAACTGATTTTCGGCGACCCGATGACCGTCCTGTCGGAAGGTATCCGTGGGTGCATCCAGGCCCCTCCCGGCTATCTGTTCGCCGACGCCGACTTGTCCGCCATCGAGAACGTCGTGCTCGGATGGGCTGCCCGAGAAGAGAAAATCCTGAACGTCTTCCGGGAGGGCAAAGACCCCTATCTGTCCTTCGCGCAGTTCATGTACAACGAGACGTACGAAGACCTCTGGCACGACTTCAAGGTCAACAAGAACAAGAAAAAAAGAACAATCTCGAAGCCTGCCGTTCTCGGCTGCGGATACCGTCTCGGCCCCGGCCAGCGATACATCGACGACCAGTCCGGCGAGGAAGAAGCCACCGGCCTGATCGGCTACGCCAAGGCGATGTACATCGACCTCACCGACAAGGAAGCCGAGGACTCCGTGCGCATCTGGCGGGCGACATACAACGAGGTCGTGAACTTCTGGTATCAACTCGAAGCCGCTGCAATGGATACACTTCGCACCGGCCTGCCGAACGAAGTCAACGGGTTCGTCTTCGACATCAAGTTCCCCTTCATGCGCATCCGCCTGCCGTCAGGTCGGCACCTCCACTACTACAAGGCCCACGTCCGCAAGGTGAAAGCACCGTGGGGCGAAATGGTGGACAACGTGTGCTATTGGGGCCTGAAGGAACAGGCGTGGTGTATGCAGTCCACCCACGGAGGGAAGATCACCGAGAACATCGTCCAGGCCGCCGCACGGGACATCCTTGACCACGGCCTCGCGCTCGCGCAGAAAGAGGGGATCGACGTTCGCCTGCACGTCCACGACCAAGACGTTGCTCTTGTCAAAGAGAGCCGGGCCGAGCACGATCTGAAAATCCTACAGGAGTGCATGGCGGTTCGACCGTCGTGGGCGCCTGACATCCCACTCAATACCGGCGCAACGCTGGTGTCGCACTTCACGAAGGACTAGGCCATGAAAACCGACAAAGACGCCTTGGAGAGCGAAGTCCAGGAGCCCGTCTGCACAGAGGCCCGCGCTGCCGGTTGGCACCAGCGTCGTCTGAAATGGGCCAATCGCGTCGGTGCGCCGGACGACCTGTTCATCAAGGATGGCCGCGTGGTCTTCATCGAGTTCAAGCGCCCATCCGGCGGGCGTCGCAAAGGCATCCAGAAGAAAGAGGCACGCCTTATAAACGAGCACGGCGGCGAGGCATACTTCTGCGAGACAGTGGAGGAAGGCCGGAGGATTCTCGGCCTGCCGGGTGCCCATGGCTGAGTCTGTTACCCGTCGCTGGATCACGTCCGCGCATCTGCGCGATCTGATCGAAGGCCCTCCACCGAAGATACTGACTGTCGATGATTTCGATCCATGGCAGAAGTGGATGGCCAACAAGGTCATCCAGCGCCTCGGCGTTATCCTGGCGGCGGAAATGGGCCTCGGGAAGACGGCGGCTACGCTCTACGGCATGATTAAGCTGCTCGAAGCCGGGAAGATCAAGAAATGGCTGGTGGTCGCTCCGCTCCGCGTTGCAGAAGAGACGTGGCCGGACGAAATGTGGAAATGGGACTTCGCCCGCGAATATCAGTTCTCTCCGATCCTCGGCTCCGAGAAAGACCGGATCGCAGCCGTCAAGAGCGATGCCCCGATCCACATCATCAACCGGGAGAACATCACCTGGCTCTGGAAAAAGTACCGGCACAACTGGCCGTACGATGGTCTGATCTACGACGAGTCCAGCCGTCTGAAAGCCGGGGAGCGCCGGTCGGCCACGAAGAAAGACAAAGAGACGGGCCGTATCTCCGGCGGCGTCATCAACGAGTTCGGTTCGTTGGCGCAAGCCGTCGATGCGAAAAAGTTCAAGCGCGTCGTCGAACTCACCGGCACGCCGACGCCAAACGGTCTTCAGAACTGGTGGGGCCAGATGTATCTGGTGGACGGCGGAGATCGTCTTGGTAATGACAAAGTGGCCTTCGACCGTCGGTGGTTCTACAAGAACGAATACACCCGCAAAGTCGAGGCGCAGGATCACGCAGAGGAAGAGATCATGGCGCGCATCAAGGATGCCGTCTTCAGTCTCAAAGAGCAGGACTTCCTCACATCCAAACTCCCGCCGGTCGTGCCGCATCCCAGATGGGTCACTCTGCCTGAGAAGGCCATGGCCGAGTACAAGATGCTTCAGAAGGAAATGGTGCTCGACGAGTATGACGTGGAGGCCGTCAACAACGGCGTCTTGGCCAACAAACTGTTGCAATTGTGCAACGGTTCGATCTACGACTCTGAGGGTCATGCCCACGAAATACACTCCCGAAAACTCGAAGAGTTGGAGTCGATCCACCACGGCGCCGGGGGCCGACCGGTCCTCGTGGCCTACAGCTATAAGTTCGACCTCGACCGTATCCTCGGGCGCTTCCCGAAATGGCGTGTGTTCGGGGAGAGCGACAAGGACATGGCCGATTGGAACGCCGGGAAGATCGACGGCCTGCTGATCCACCCGCAGTCCGCCGGGCACGGCTTGAACTTCCAGTTCGGCGGCAACATCTTGATCTGGTACGGCCTGACGTGGAGCCTCGAATACTTCCTTCAGACGAACAAGCGCATCCACCGTCGCGGCCAGCAGGCCGACCGAGTGCATCAATATTTCATCCTGGCGAAAAATACGTTCGACGAACGCCAGTACAGTGTGCTAAGCGAAAAGGAACAGACCCAGGAACGCATCACCGATCAGATTCGCGTTCTGCGCTCGACTGTTGAGGCCCAAGTATGACCGACCCTCTGAACGATCTGCTCGGCGGTGGCGCCGACCCCGATGTCGTAGACGTGCCCCCGAAGCGCCGTCGCGGCAGGCCGCGCAATGATGGGCTTCCGCCTCAGACGAAGCGCGTCGAGGGTGTCCACAAAACAGGGACCGGGGACAGCCTCGCTGGTGTCGATCTCCGCACCGAACAAATCCAGAAGGGCGTTACCGCTACATGGCTCGCCCGCGTCATGCGCATGGACGTGAACGACGTGAAGGCCCGGCTGGCGCACGTCACACCGATGACCACCGGCAACCGCCAGGCTGCGTACGACATCAAGACGGCCATGCAGCACCTCGTCGATCCGGTGGCCGACATCGAAGCCTTCATCCGCAACATGGACCCCAAGAGCCTGCCGACGCAGCTTACGTCCGCCTTCTGGACGGCGGAGAAGACCCGCCTTCAGACGCTCGAAATGGCCGGTCAGTTGTGGAACACGAACACCGTTCTGACGGGATACGCCCATGTATTCCGCATACTGAGGGACGATACTAATCTGTGGGTGGACACCCTGGATGAAGTCGAAGAAATGACCGACAAGCAGCGTGCCGTCGTCGCGCAACTCGTGGACGGTCTCCTGTCGAACATCCACAAGTCTCTGGCCGAGTTCACGGAAGAGAACGCCACCCGATCCGAATTGCAGTTCCTTGAGGAACGCCTTGAGGAAGTGCGCATGGAGAAAGAACGTGGAAATTGAGCAAGGCCCTATCCTTGAACAACTCATGCTGTCCGTGGCCCGCGATGCGCGCCCCGAAGAACGCCTGACTCCGACTGAGGCTGCCGCGAAGTACATCTACATCAACCAGCCGGGCTCCTACGTCGGCCAGTTCGACCCGGACTATACGCCCTACATGAAAGAGCCGTCCGACACGCTGGCGTCGCGCGAGTTCACCGGCCTGGTGTTCGTCGGCCCCGTGCAGTGCGGAAAAGCCTTGGACGTTTCCACACCCATCCTGACCTCGACCGGATGGAAGACGATGGGGGGCCTGAGAGTCGGCGACACTATTTTCGCTCCCGACGGCACGCCAACTGAGATCACTTTTGCGACGGAGTTCATGTATGGCCGAGACTGCTATGAAGTGAGTTTCGACGACGGATCGTCCATCGTCGCAGACGCCGACCATCAGTGGATGGTTAAGTCTATACACAGGGCCGCAAACGAAATTCTCACCACGTCGGATATTCTAAAACGAGGCGTGCGAAGCAGGAAGCAGGCTGTTTTCTCGCTTCCAGAAACAGGCCCGATCATTACTCGAAACGAAGATGCTCTATGGGTTGAGCCGTACCTCCTGGGATATTGGCTCGGCGACGGATGCAGGCAATCCGGCTACATCACCGTAGGCGCGGCAGATGTTTCGGAGTTCATACGGCAGATGAATGCACGAGGCCACTCCGTTGTTCCTGTAAATACGCCTCACGGAAAAGCACCCCGGTTCCGCGTCGTGCCGGGTAATAACCAATTTTCCCTCGTCGAACAACTTCGTCGCACCGGGCTACGCGAGAACCTGCGCAGAAGTGACAAACGAGTTCCATCTGCGTACCTCATGGCGCCGCCGGATCACAGGCGAGAACTGCTCCGTGGTCTCCTGGACGCCGACGGGCACTGGAACCCCGAGAAGAACCGCGTTGAGTTTAGCAGCAGCGAGCGTTGTCTCTCCGAGGCCGTGCTGTTTCTGGCTCGCTCTCTTGGGTTCAGGCCGAGATTGCGTATCGACGCGAGCGCTCTCCACGGTAAGCAGTGTAAACCAAGGCATCGCGTGTTTTGGACTACGTACGATCCGACCGATGTGTTTTCGTTCGCCAGAAAGACAGTAATTAAGATCGGCGGGAAAACCAGACCTGCGCAGACAACGAGACTTCGTATCGCCAGCATTCGGCCTGTTGAGACAAGGCCCGTGCGATGTATTCAAGTGAATCACCCATCGCATTTGTTTCTCGCGGGCGAGGGTTTGGTCCCGACACACAACACACAGATGTTCCAGTCGTGGCACGCCTACGGCCAGAAGATCGAGCCTGCCGACATGATCGTCTACCAGATGACGCAGACAGCAGCATCAGACTTCACGATCTCCCGGATCGACCCTCTGCATCGAAACAACCCGGCCATCGGAAAGCTGCTGCTCAAAGGATCAACCTCGAACAGCAACTTCCGAAAGATGTTCCGCAACGGTTCGATCCTCCGTATCTCGTGGCCGTCCCCGACGGAGTTCGCATCCAAGTCCGTGCCGCGTGTCTTCCTGACCGACTACGACCGTATGCCGCAAGATGTCGGCGGCGAGGGCTCTCCGTTCGATCTGGCCGAGAAGCGGACCACGACATATCGCCGGAATGCTATGTGTGCCGCCGAGTCGACCCCATCCTTCCCCGTCACCGATCTGCGGTGGACGCAACCGGCAGATCATCCGCACGAAGCGCCGCCCTGCGATGGCATCATCGGCCTGTACAATCGCGGCGACCGGCGCCGCTGGTATTGGCAGTGCGTGTCGTGCCACATGCCATTCGAGCCCGACTTCTCTTTGATGAAGTGGCCGGACAGCGCCGACCGGCTTGAGGCCGCAGAAGCCGCCTATATGGCCTGCCCGCACTGCGGCCAGGTGTACGAGCACGGCTCGACCGACGATGCGCCCGGCAAGAATGAAATGAACCTGAACCACGCTCGCTGGATTAAGGAAGGGCAAATCTGGCAGCCGGACGGTCGTATTACCGGCGTTCCACGGCGGTCGCGCTATGCGTCCTTCTGGCTCAAAGGTCCGGCAGCCCGCTTCCAGCCTTGGTCCGTCATGGTGTTCGAATACCTCACCGCCAAAGATCAATACGACAGGACCGGCGACGAGACGAACCTTCAGTCCACGGTGAATACCCGGCAGGCGCTTCCGTACCGGCCTCAGCGCACCGAGAGCCTTCGCACGCCAGAAGAGATCATGGCCCGCGCCCGAGACTTCGGCACCCGAGTCGTACCCGAGGGTGTCAGGTTCCTCATCGCCACTATCGACGTTCAGAAATCGAAGTTCGTGGTGCAGGTCCACGGCATCGGCTATGGCAACGACAAGTGGGTCATTGACCGGTTCAATGTCCGGGTCTCCAAGCGCCCCGACGAGGAAGCAGGTGGCTTCCGATGGGTCATGCCTGGTTCGTACCCGGAGGATTGGAACGAACTGGTCGAACACGTTCTTCTGAAATCGTATCCTCTGGCGGACGGCTCCGGGCGGCACATGCCGATCAAGTTCACCCTCTGCGACTCGGGCGGCCAGGACGGAGTGACCAAGAACGCATACGCCTTTTACCGGCGACTTCGGAATCCGCCGGTATGGGATGACGCCGATCCCACCACGCACATCGAAATCCCACCCGGCCTGCATAACCGGTTCCAGCTTCTCATCGGTCGCCCGAAACCGGATGCCCCGCGCTACCAGATCACCTATCCCGATGCACAGCGGAAGGATCGGCACGCTGGCGCTCGCGGGGACATCCCGGTCGCCCGGATCAACTCCGATCTCATCAAGAACGAACTCGATCACGCTCTTGACCGCACCGAGCCTCGGGGTGGCCGAATCAATTTCCCCAACTGGCTCAGCGCCGACTTCTACAACGAATTGTGCGCTGAGGCGCGCGACGACAAAGGCAAGTGGGAGAAGATCGGGCAGTACCGCAACGAAAGCTGGGACTTGCTGGCCTACTGTCTTGCCGCTTGCCTTGACAATCGGATCGGGCTAGAAAAGCCGAACTTCTGGACCGAACCCCCATCATGGGCGGAAGAGTGGGAAGCAAACGACTTTATTTTCAACCCGACCACTGGTAAGAGCATGGTAGAAGGTCCGCCCGTCCAGGCGTTCGACTTCAAGAAACTCGGATCGGAGAACGCATAATGGCCAGCCTCGCAACGCTTCAAACTCGTCTCGATCAAGCCGAGGAAGCATACCACCAGTTTATGCTCGGCACCGCCGAGCGCGTCTTCGTTGACCAGAACGGCGAGCGGATCGAGTATTTCGCTTCCGACAAAGCGAAGCTGGCGGCGTACATCAAGCAACTGAAATTTCAGATCGACAATTCTTCCCAGGAAGGCCCGATGGGGATCACGCTATGCTGAAACCACAAATGAAAGCGGACCCTCTTGCCGACTTGCTCGGCGAAGGTTTCGAACCAAAACAAGGCGCCGTGATGGGCGGCTACGAGGGCGCAGATCAATTCGACCGCACCCTCGCTATGTGGTCTCCGCCGCGAGATTCCGCAGACGCACTCGTGCTCCCCGCCAAATTCTTCGCGGAAGGACGTGCCCGCGATCTCGCTCGCAACGATGCCTACGTCGCGGCAGGCGGTGAGTTCCACCGCGACTCCGTTGTGGGCGCCCGCTTCCGCCTCATGTCCGAGCCGCGCTGGCAGATGCTCGGCCTGTCCGAGACGTGGGCAGACGAGTTCGGCGAAGAGGTCGAACAGCTTTGGGAAATGTACGCCGAGTCCGAAGAGTGCTATGCCGATGCGCAGCGCCGCATGACCTTCACCGGCATGATCCGGCTGGCGATCATCAACTATGTGATGAACCAGGAGGTTTTGGCGACCGTCGAATGGCTCCGGGACCGCAGCCGCGTCAGCCGCACTGCGTTCCTGCTCATCGACCCGGATCGTCTGTGTACGCCGCAGGACCAGTTCTCGCTTGCGTACCAAGGCAAGATTCGCGGCGGCATCGAGCGGAAGGAAAACGGCGAGCCTGTTGCATATTGGATTCATGCCGAGAACCCGGTCAACGCTCTGTTGACGGGTCGATACGGCGCCAAGCGGATCGCTGCGCGTAAACCGTGGGGCCGCCGCCAGGTGATCCATATCAGCGAGCCCACCCGCATCGACCAGACTCGCGGTATCTCCCAGCTTGCAACCGCCATTCGGGAGACGAAGATCGGTCGCCGATACCGTGACGTGGCGCTTCAGAACGCCGTTATTAATGCGACGTACGCGGCTACCATCGAGTCTGAACTTGATACCGCGCAAATCTTCTCAATTCTCGGCAACGGCTCTACCACCGATCCGACGCAGGCCATCCTGAACTACATTGGTGCCTACGGCGCTGCCATCGGTGCATACACTTCCGGCTCGAAGCGCCTTCAGATCGACGGCGCCAAAATCCCGCATCTGCCGCCCGGCACGAAGCTGAACATGCAGAGCATCGGAAAGCAGGGCAGTCTCGGCAATGAGTTCGAGAGTTCGATCCTGCGGTACACGGCAGCCGCCCTGGGTGTGACGTACGAAGAACTGACACGCGATCTGCGCGAGACGAACTATTCGTCGATCAAAGCAGGCTGGAACATCACGCAACGGACCATGCGCGCCCGTAAGGCGATGGTAGCCGACCGCCTTGCCAATCAGATGTTCATGCTCTGGCTCGAAGAGGAAATCAACGCAGGCCGGATCACGTCGATGCCGCGCAACGCGCCGAACATCTACGAGGGCTACAACCTCCTGGCCTACTCGAACGCCACTTGGTTCGGCACGGGCCTCGGCCAGATCGACGAACTCAAAGAGACGCAAGCCATGCACCAGCGGATCGACAACGGAACGTCGAACCACAAAATCGAGATTTCCCGTCTGCACGGTCTCGACTGGCGCGAAGTCATGCGTCAGCGTGCGAAAGAACAAAAGTTCGCCAGAGAGATCGGCCTTGAGTTGCCTGAGCCGAATCAGAATGCCAAGAACGCCTCTACCGGCAACGTCGGTGACGGCGGCGACGGCACCGCATCAAATGGAGAAACGAAATGACCAGTTCCACGAACAAGAACGGCATTCAGTATTGGCTGATCGACGCTGAGCACATGCCGGACCCGATCTCGGCGCAACAGGCGGCGATGTCCGATCTGAAGGCCGAACTGTCGAAGGAAGGCACGTCCATGGCGGCGGTCGGTCGCGGCGAGTTTTGGGGTGGTGACGGCGAAGTCTGGTATCGTCCATACAATGTCGTCAACGGCACGCTCATCATTCCCGTCGAAGGCATCCTCCTGAACAAGTTCCCGTACCAGTTCGGATCGCTTGCGACCGGCTACGAGTACATCCTGGCGGCCTTCCAGCGCGGCATGGATGATTCGGACGTGGATGAAATCGCGTTCGCCATCGACTCGCCTGGCGGTATGGTCGCTGGTTGTTTCGAAATGTGCGAGGACATCTTGGCCATCAAAGCGGAGGGCGAAAAGCCGGTGAAGGCATGGGTGTCCGGGTACGGAGCATACTCTGCCGCATACGCTACTGCCTGCTGCGCCGATGAGATCGTCGTCGAGAAGATGTCTGGCACCGGCTCGGTTGGCGTTGTGTCCATGCACGTCGATTTCTCCGAGAAACTGAAGGACGCCGGGACCGCTGTCACATACATTTTTGCTGGCAAGCATAAGGTCGATGGCAACCCGTACGAGAAGCTGCCGAGCGACGTGAAGAAACGCTGGCAGGCCAAGATCGACAAGACCTACGGAGTATTCGTGGCGCACGTCGCTGCGAATCGGCCTATCACTGCGGAAGCGGTGCGGGCCACGGAAGCCTTGACATTCGATGCAGAAGAAAGCATCGAGAACAAGTTTGCTGATCGGATCGGGCGGATGACGCACGATTTGGCAGCGAAGAACCAGGAGACGGATGAGCCTGACCCTGCTGACCAACAAGCCGCGAACGGAGAAACACCTATGGCTACTGAGACCGACAAAGCTGCCGCCGACGCGGCTGCCGAACAAGCCGCTGCCGAACAAGCCGCTGCCGAAGCACAGGCCGCCGCACAGAAAGCAGCCGAAGATGCGCGTGCGGAAGGCGTGAAAGCCGAGCGCGAGCGCTTCGCCGCCGTCCACAAGAGCGACGAGATCAAGGGCCGCGAAGACCTCGCCTCCCATCTTCTCGCTAACACCGACATGACTGCCGAGCAGATCGTGGCCACGTTGGCTGCGGCTCCGAAGTCTT